ACGATGGTGCTCATGGTTCAAAAACTTGCCGGAAGGTTGCTGTAATTGTACAGATGTCTGCATATTCAAATTGACGGTTCCATGAGTCAACCACAAATTTGTACGATGTCGCCTCGGTGAGTGGCGTCCAATCAAATGACTCGACCCCGCCACGAGCCTCAAAAAACGCTTCGATGGCCGCTGACACCGTATTGCTTTTTGCGCTCCAAGTCAGGTCCCAGACCTTGGGACTTTGATTTAGGCCAACCGTAAGGCGTTGCTCGTAGCCATCGCCAAAAGCAACCGTTCGCACCTTGGGTTCGCTTTTGCGCTGTGCCCCAAAGTCTGGTGTGGTCTGCCCTGTGGCGACACCTACCGTTGCATCATTAAAAACAGCCATTAGCGTCGTGTACCAGCCAAGAGACCACCAGGGCGCTGTTGCTTCACCAATTCTGCCTGAACAGCAGCCGAAACGACAACCCCCAATTGCTTGGCCTGCGCCTGGTCGCCTTCAACGCTAGTGCCACCTGCATCCACGTTGACGGTGACGTTGGTGGTGCCACCACCGGATGCGATCACGCCCAGCTTGCCGTTGGCAGCACGCTGTAGCGGCATGATGGCCTCCGGTCCAGCCTCGCCCATTAAGCCGGTGCCGTTGGCAAACGGGAAGATGGTTGGCTTGTTGACCACGCCACCCATGGCAAATTTTTGAATGCCGTTCTGCGCGTAAACATTTCCTACAGCATTTGTCTTAAGCTTTAGCCCAGGAAAAGCAAAATTTAAAAATTCAAACACTGCCATGCGCATAAAAATTTTGGTTAGGTCAGCCAAGATTGACCGAGTAAGATCCGCAAACGAAACCTTGCCTGTCAATGCCAATTCGGCAAAGGCATCTGCAATGCCGTTGACTCCGTTGACTGCAACGCTGCTCAGGCTTGTACCCAAATCAGTTGCAGACTTGTAAGCGTCTTTAAGCGATTTGACAACTTGCTCGCCAACAGTTAATTTAAAGCCAGCAGCCTTTTCAAGCGCCTCTTGTAGTTTTCTTTTTAGTTCTTCGGCATTAACCGCTCCGGTACCAAGAATTGTGGGATACTCCTCAATAATTTCTTTTAATTGACGAGCCACGTCAAGACGCTTTTGCTCTTCCTCGCTAATGTAGCGAGATTTGTTTGCAAGATCGTCCAGCACTTGATTGTAGGATTTTTGTGTATCAAGTTGATCCATCAACTCGGCTCCGTATCCTTTAAAAATACCTGCTATTGTTTGACGTACTTTTTTTTCTGCTTCATCAAATTCAGCTTGTTTTTTTAATGGTCCAATTTGACCCCGTTGAAAAGCTAGCAGCGCTTGCTCGTAATCAAGATTGTATTGAAAAAACGCAGCTTGAACAAGCCGGCCATCTTCCGTTTCTTTGTTAATTGCTTTTATAAGTCGATATTCAGTCATGGTAAGATCAATTAATTCTTTCTTGGCTTTTTTGGCTTTTTGATTTGCAGTGTCTCCGCCACCAGTTGCGCCCAACCCGCCATTGGTATTGGTTTGAGTAAACGTAAGCTCTGGCATTTTTGCCAACCCTGCCAATCCACTGGTGATTTTGTTGCTTACGTCATCAATAACCTTGCCAACGCCAGCTACAAGCGCAACGCCAGCGGTAAGGCCCAAAGCACCACCTGCCAACTTAGTGTAAGGCGTTGCGCCAGATTTAAGACCAGCAATAGTTGTTTCAATTGCTGCACGAGCAGTTGATACACCAAGCATAATTCGCTCAATTGTAAGCAAATTTCTCATTACGACCAATGCGCCTTTAAGGGCATTGGTAAATGTTGTAATGTTTGTAGCAAGAAATACGCCAGCAGTTACACCACCAAAAATAATCATTGTTTTAGTCAAGCCTGCAATTATTTGCGCCAATCCCTTTGCGCCGCCAATAGCATCAGAAAATTGCTTGCCAAGATTTGACAAAGAATCAATTGTGTCATTAATTACCTTTACTCCTTCCGCAAAGACAACTTGGAACAATGCGCCAATTGGCAGCAACGCACTTCCTACTTTTTCTTTTAACAAGGAAAGCTCAGCTTCCAGTCTGACACCAGCAGCGGCTGGGCTTTTAAAAATTTCCTCGGCAGATTTATTGTATCTAACTGTTAATGCTTCAACGAATTTCTGGAAATCAAGTAATGTTACTTCTCCGTCCTGCAGCGCTTTGTCAAGTTGCTGTGGAGTTTTGTCAATTGATTTTGCAAACAATGTAAACGCACCTGGCAAGCGTTCACCAATCTGACCACGCAATTCTTCAGCGCTCACCTTGCCTTTGCTAAATACCTGAGCAGTAGCAAGCAAAGCAGCGTCAAGGGATTGCAAATTGCCACCCGTGCCAAGGATACCAACAGAAATGCCCCTAAAAGCTTTTTCCGCATCTTTTACGCTGCCACCAGCACCAATAACAGAAGCAGACAACCGCGTAAAATTCTTTAAAACAATATCCTGAGGAATTGCCAGCTCCCTGCTAGTTTTGCTAATAAATTTTAATGAATTGTTGTACTCAGTCTGAGAGCCAACAACCTGAGACAATGCTATGCGTTGCTTTTGAAGTTCAGCAGAATAAGATGCCGTACTTGCAAGAGCCTGCCTTGCAATGCCAACAGTGGCGCCACCGGCCGCGCCAATTGCTGCGCCTTGTGGGCCAGCCATTGCAAAGCCAAGTGCGCCGCCTAGGGCGCCTTCAGGGCCTCCAAAGATGCCTCCAGAAGCAATTGCCCCAGCGCCTTGAGCCAAACCTCTAGCGCCGCCATAGCGGCTTGGCGCACGCTTAGGTGCTGGTTGGGGGCCAATGGGTTGGGCATACTGTGTCCCAACATTCATGAACGGTGTTATGTAATCAGATTCTCCTATCAGCGCACCAGTGCGGGGATCTCTGGATCCAGGGATAAGATCCAAGTTGCTTCTAATGTATTGCCCCCTTTCCTGCATCTTCTGCGCACGGCGTGCATCCCTTGCCGATTGCGCCGATGCGTCACGTTGTTGCTGGGCAATTCTGCCTGCATAGTCAGGGGGCGCCACGGGGCCAATGGGTGATCCGTATTGAGTGCCACCAGCAATGCCGCCGTACGCCCCAGTCAGTGGGTTGCGGATCAAACCGTTGTAGCTGCGTTGTGCAGCAGCAGCAGCATTGGTTGCACGGGTGATCCGATTAAATCCCTGCGTTACAGCGTTTTGCTTGCCTTGCAGCGCCCCAAGCTCACCATCAAGTTGCTTGATCTCAAGCGTCAGCTCGTTAAACGTTGTGCTGCCAATCTCAGCAGATTGACGCAAGGCGTCTAGGCCAGCGCGATAATTTTTGAGGTTGTTGACAGAGCGAAGTGACTCAGCACCCAACTCCTTAAACATTCCACGCAACTTGCCCAGATCATTGCTGGCAGCTTTTGATTCGGTAGCAAAATTTCTTACCGCAGATCGTGCGCGATTCAATCCCTCCAGGTTTTCAACCTGGGCTCTGATGCGGAGGATTGTCGCTTCGTTGGACATTACTTCCCGTTCTGGCTGTTCATTTGGCTGAGAGCGGCGCACTCCATAATTTGGATGCCCTCAAAAATCCTGACCGGATCTGCCACTTCGTACAGTCTACAGATCCATTCCAGCGAGCTGTAATTGAGACCCATGGGACCAGCCATGCTTACGTTCCATTGGGTTCGCATCCGCAAAAATACGCCAACGATTTCCCAGTTTTCTTCCCATACTTCAAAGCGCTGCTCAGCTGGTGAAAGCTCAGCAGCGGCAATGTCAGCAGGAGAAAGACCCAGCGCAGCCAGGTCACTCTCACGTTCGTCTACAACGCCGCCCTTAGCCCAATACTGAGCAGCGGCTTCTAGTTTTTTGCAGTACCGCCGCTGAGGCTGTCAGCGTAGGCTGTGATCAACGCACGCACCACGTAGGGATCGTCGCAAATCTCTTTTTGTGACTTAGCAGTAAAAGGAATTTCCTTACCTGCCTCGTCAAAAATGCCCTCCCAGCCTTCAAGGATACCCTCGATCAAAGCATCGTCACCCTTGTCAACCAAGTCGTTGAAACTTGATCGACTCATCTTGCGAAAGATTGCATCAAACGTAGTCTTTTCAAACTTGCCGCCATCGATGGGTGTTTCCACCGCGACGGGCCATTTGTAAGATGCAACCTTTTTGAGAACGAATGCCATGCAGAATCAGGTGAAAACTAGGCTCACCTCATTATTGCCTGCTGTGGTGGGAAGTGCCAAGTACGGCATGGACAGCGAGACAACGCCGTTGGTGTCGCCGTAGCTGCAACCAGTGATGTCGGTTTGGGGTGCGTTCAACGTGACAATGTTGCCAGCAACAGTGCCAAGCACAATGCTGGTTGCTGCGGTTGCAGGAGCAACGGCCTTGGCAAAGAAATCAGTGGTGCCAACGGCAGGCGCTTCGACCACTGCTGTGCCACCAGCGGCACGGTCAGTAATCAGCACTTCTTGGCTGGAACCGGTTTCCTTGTAAAGAAGTGTGTTGTTCAGAGCCAGGTCAATGCTTTCAAGGCGAGTGCTTGTAACGCCGTGGAATGTGCAGGTGGTGACGTTGGTGTCGTTGACTTCCAGTGCAGCAGCTTGGTTGGCAACCGTAAAGCTGCCACTAATAGCTGTGCCATCAGGAGCGTTGTAGATCCCGATGAACTGGAAGCTGGCGGTGGGAAACTGCCCAGCCGTCATGTTGAAAGTCACCGTGCCACGGGCACCAGTGATCTTGTGGCGAGTGCCGTCGTAGAAGCAGTACAAGGAAGCACTAGAGAAGCTGGAGCTGACGCCTGCGTAGGTAACAGATGTGCTGCTTACAACCACTTCGCTCATGCCAGCAGCTTGAAGCAGCGGACCAAAAGCAGGTGCAGTGCCAGCCGTTCCAGAACCACCCAGTTCAACTTCAAAAGTTACCGAAACCCGCTTGTTGGCAACCAACGTTCCACGGGTGCTGTTACCAATGAAGCCTTGGTATGACGCCGCCTGAACGTTGTCTGACTCGATAGGAGTCACCTCAAGATTGGTGACCTGAATGGCATTGCTACCACCAACAGGAAGTGAATCCGTCCCGTAGGTAGCCTCAATCTTCGCGAGCAGAAACTTCTTCCGTGTCAGAGCCATTGTTCTGTAAAGCAGGAGTGGTTGTAGTCAGTGTAAGCTTCCCAGTCTTAGGGTCGTACAGATAGCTGCCGCCCACTCCAGGATTAGGGATTTCCTTCTCAATCTTAGCCATGGTGCTAGGCCGAAGTTAGGTTGGTGCGACTTGTGCGGTATCGCACCAAGAAGTCTTGCGTAATCATACCGACAGGAATATCAGCTTCGTACATTGCAAAGTCTGTGCGGTCGGGCAGCAGGTCAAGCGCGTAGCCATTCAACGTCTGATCAGCCATCAGCAATGCGTGAACTTGCTGGGAGTATGTGTCTGAAGTGTCGTCTGGCGTTGCGGCCCGGACAAAGGTGGTGACCCGCACCCGCATCGTCCAGTCAAGCTTGTCGTAAAAGCTAGTGCCAATCGGGTTGTCGTTGACCGGCTCGACAATGACAGCAGGCACTTCAGAGCGCGACAGCGGCTCCACACGGCTGCGGTAAACCGTTGCCCCAGTAATTGCGTCAAGGTTGGTCTTGATGCGGCTCAGGATCAATTCGCGGCGGGTGTCAGCCATTACGTTTTCTGCAATGCAATCTGAACAAACGCCCCGTCATCAATCAACATTGTCTCCCGAACAGTAAAAGCAGTCCCGCCCACAGTGATTGAACCACCGCGAACGAGACTGCCAAAATCTGAAGATCTAGCTGTCAGCGTGTAGTCGGTCGTTAAAACCATCCCATCGCTGATTACCTGGCTGGGAGTATCCAGAATTCCAGATGCCGTAACGGCGCCAGCCACGCAGGTGACGCCAAAATCGGCAAGGAACATCCCTAGATCTTCAGTTAACGCCATGGCGATTAGCCGTACTTGGCAGAAGCCAGACCTTGAACAGACAGAGCGCCTGTACCAGTACCACCAGCAACAGTCAGCGAAACTTTGACGAAACGCTTAATGTCGGTGACATTGACATACAGCTTCTGGCGAGAAGCAGTGTTGGCGGTTGTGGTCGTAAAAGCACCGCCGGTGACGTCGGTGTAGGTACCACCAGAAGTGTCAGAGCTGGTCAGCTTGACAGCAAAGGTGATGCTGGCGCCACCGGCAGCAGCGTCAAGAAGAACGACCATGTCGCCTTCGTAGCCTTGCAAATCAATGGCGCTACCAGTGGTGGTAGAAGCACCAACGGCAGTAGGGAACAGAGCGATTTGGGTTGTTTTAGTCCCAAGGTTAAGGACGGTCATTGTGGTTTCCTCCGTTTGGAAGGTGTAGGTGTGGTCTTAACTAGCTCTTTAACCGGAGCCTCGGTAATTTGTTCAGCCTTACCAATACCAATCAGAAGTCTGGCGTCGTCAGGGGATGCCTCAATGACATCCCCCATACGAACCACGCAACCGCCGGCGATTGTTTGCCTAAGGATGCGAATCTTCATGATCAGAGAGTGTTGTTACCACGGCTGAAGGATTCAGGATGACGGATGGCCACGTCAACATCCTGCATTGCAACCACGCGAACGGTGCCGCTGGTGCTGTTGGTGTAAGGGTCCACCATGATGTCCAGACCGGACCAGTAACCAATCAGCAGGTCTGCAAAATTGCCGAACCAAAGATCGCCAGAAGCAACTTGATTGGACAGCACACCGCGATAACCGTTGACTTCACCGCCTTCCATCAGGAAGATGCCGGAGCCGGCATCCTTCTTGGTGGTCTTCAGATTGCCGCGCATTGCAGCGTTCATCAGATAAACAGGTGAACCCAGCAAGGCGTTGGCAGTAGCCACGTCGGATTCCATGGCAACCACTTCTGCAAAAGTGGGAGCATCAGCGGCGAAGTCTTCAGTGCCGATTCCGGTGGTGTTCTTCAGACCTAAAGGCTCACTGTTGGAACCAGTGCCGTAAAGACCAGCGGCGTCAATTTTCAAACCAAGGACGGCAGCAAGATCACGGCGAACCATGTTCTCGATGTCGATCGAAGACTGAAGCATCAGGCGGCGGCTGTAATCAGTAAAAGCAGCAACCGTCTTGGGAGTCAGGCTGACCTGATCCACGGTCTGCTGGCTCTCGGTAGGAGCGCCAGACTCGGCAACCCAGTAAGCGGTAGCAGCACCTGATTGACGGGGAATTGCAACGTTGCCCACCAGGCCGGTCAGCACGGTGGCGCCAGCCTGATCAAGGGCAGAAGCGTTGCGAAGCAGGTCAATAAAGGAAGCAGAGTCCAGTTCGGTAGCGACCAGGTTGCCACCGGCGGTAGCTACGCCAACGCTCAGGTCGCGGCGAAGCACTTCCTGGGGAATGGTGATGCCACGGCTTTGACGGCCAAGCTTGGCGGCAGCAGCTTCGGAAGCTTCAATTTCAAAGCCAGCAGCTTCACGCGCTTGGCGATCAGCAGGGTTGGCCAGGTAGTTGATGGCGCGAAGGAAAGAGAAAGACCGGGTCTCCTCTTTGGAAAGGCCGATGTCGGCGACTGTGGTGTCCACAGGCTGGGCGGGAGTGCTCATTTTTTCAAGAAGTGCAGTGCGCAGCTCATCAAGACCACGGGAATTCGCAATGAACTCCTGGGCCATGTCGCTGTTGTTGGTGCGATTGCCTAAAGCAATCATTTCGGAAAGCTCCTTTGCCTTGGCCTGTGCGGCCTCAGCGCGGATCGCCTCCATGTCGAAGGTGGGTTCCACGGGTTTTGACTCCGAGAGAGGTGAATTGGTCACGGCTGAGGCCGTAGTTGAACTCTCACTAATAGTAAGAGTTCGACCTATGCCTACTGATTGATCAGCAGGCACGGTCACCAGCGAGATTTCAAACGGTTGGTATGACGTAGCGCGGTACGTGATTGGGTCAGTGCTGTTGTCTGTTTCCATCGAGTTAATTCTGTATCCAAAGCTGACATTCCGGAGAATGCCGTCTTTGATTAATTCCTGCATCTCACGACCAAGGTCGTTGTTGGCCATCTTGACCTTGGCATAGCCGCGTTTGTCTTTGATGTAGGCACGCTCGACAACGCCAACGATCCGATCAGGATCATGTTGGAACAGCAGCGGGGCGCCATCGTTCAGGCGGCTGAGGTCCATGGCGCTCTCATCCATGCTCAGCACTTCCATGCCGAAATAACGCTCGACAGGTGCTTCGGATGCAAAAGGAAACTCAATCGTGCGCTCTTCACCAGCAGCACGAAAATCAGTCATCAGCGCACGCTGGAAAGATTCGCCCTGAATTTTGCGCACTTCCTCTTCGGATCGTTCAATGGTTGCAGCTTCAAAACTGATCGCATTGAAATCATGGTCAGTCAACCATTTGCGCGCTTCGGCAGGAGAAAACCGATCCGCGTCAAAACGAATGGCTTGGATTTCAGACGTGCCATCTTTAATGCCGTAAATAAAATCAACACCTTCGCCGCCTTCATTGTTTACGCGACGAATTGAGTCGTACTGCTCAGGTTCTTTCAAACGAGCGGCGTGCTCATTGGGATATGGACGCTCTTCAACAGTTGGCTCCATAGATCGCTCCTGTGCTTTTTTGATGGCAGATGATTTCATGGCGCTCCACGATTGTCCGGCGTCGCCGCCCCATGCCGCCCATGCTACCCGGCCAGGGGAGGGATAGCTGTCACCATTACTAAATCCCTCGCCTTGTTTATCAACTTCGTGGCGAGCAAACCATGCGTTCATTTCGATTGCAACGGCAGGCGACAACTCTTTGCCAGACAAGATTTGGTTTGCGCGACTAGCGGCAACATCCGTGCCGCCTGGTCTGCCATCCGCTTTCCAATCTTTGTAGCGCTGCGCCTCAGTCCTCATGCCCTCAGTTGGCATCAGGTTAATTTCGCTATCACCTACCTTTGCGCGTTTGGCGAGCTCTCGAAAATACCTGCTCATGAATCTAGTTCCTCAACCTCATCGCCTTCCAGATTATCGGGTTCAGCGGTATCTTCTGCTTCTTGGGGTTGCTGCTGGCCAGATCCACTGACCTGACTGGGATCACTATCAAGCACAATGCCAAGTTCATCAGCCAATGCCAGCTCATGGGCCCGCTGACGCATCTGTTCCTCAAAATCACCGCCATGCAAGGCGATGACTTGCGAAAGAGTCATGATGCCATTACGGATCAATGACTTGTAAGCATCGGCTTCCTTCTGTGGGTCTACAAATTGAGCGGCAGGGGGAATCCACTTGGACTCCTCATAACGCTCAGGGTCGATTTCGTAGCCAGGCAAATTCAAAACGCCTGCCATAACAGCCATTTCCAACCAACGCTCGTAGACCCGCTCACACAATGCTTCAACCAAATACTGCTGCAAAGTTTTGTAATGCGTCCGCGTTTCCAGCAGCTCAAGCCGTGAAGAGCTGTAATTGCTCTTGCTGAAGTCAGAACTGACTTGGGTATAGGAGCAGCCAACACCCGAAGCAACGGCACGAAGCATCTGCGCCACAAAAGGCGTAAACGCATCGTCAGGCCGGTTGGGCGAGAAGAATTGCATCTCCTCTCCAGGTGCCAAACGACGGATTGAACCGGGAGAAAAATCAAGAACGGAATCATCCTGAAACTTGCCGTCCTCAAACAGCTCCTGGTCTGGCGTGCGCACAAACGCCATCATTGCTGACGATGCCCGTGCAGCCACAATCTCAGCCTCCTCGTAACCACTCAGGTTGCGGAGACGCATAATCGCTGAGGCAAATCCTGTGACACCACGGGTCTGGCCGGGGCGCTCGATGGAATACAAATGAATGACATCCTTGGCAGGGATGCGTTGTCGCCTCTTGGCTACAGCCGCAGTGCCGGTGAATTGATAATCACCAGGGTGGGTGCGCAGGAAGTGATAAGCAACTGGACGGCCCCACTCGTTAATCTCAACGCCCATGCGGACACGGTTGCCGTTTGCTTCGACACCGGTGTAATCGTCATCAAGCAAATCGGCTTCAAGCACCTCAAGGCCAAGGGGGACCTTGCTGTCACCGAAAGTTTGGTTGACCAGACGAATAAAAACCTCGCCTGATTCGATCATTGACGTGATGGATAGCCGCTGAATGTCCTGCCAGCTCAATTGGCCAGCAACGTGGCAGGTATCAGCACACGTCCAGTCATCCCATGCTTTTTCAATCAACCGGTTGATCCGATCATCAAGCTTACCGCCACGCTGGAATTGAACCTGCGCTTGGTGCTTAATCCCAGTGCCAACCACGTTGTTGCGCACAGCTCTCAACGCCGCCTTGGCAAAGTCAGAATCACGAACCAACTGGCGAGCGCGATTTCGAAGCAGCCTGAGGCTATTTTTGATTTCACTGTCGGCACTTGTGCCAAGACTGATCCAATCAGATGTAAGTCGATTGCTTGCAACGGCTGCATATGCACGCTTGAGATTTGCGTTGCGCTCTTGCGCTTTGCGTAGATCTTTTTGAACGCGTGAAACGCGACCGAAACCAAAGAAAGCCATTAGGTGAACCTCACGCGAGCAACGCCAGGGTTGCCAAGTCCCTGCCTAATCTTTTCAGCTCTTCGCTCCCTGTCAACTTCAGCCTTGAGCACATCACGTAATTGCAACAGCTCAGGCATCTTGTAACGCTTGAGGCTGCGGTTACCGATCGTGTATTCCTGGACCGCGCCACCCTGCGCCAAGGTGCGGATGGCGGCTTCCACAAAGCCAAGATCGATCTCAGCGCGGGAACGGTCATCAAACGCACCCGGTGTGCCGGTGTAAGCGGCGCTGGCCTTGACGGTGAATTGGCCGCGACCTGCGGTGTATTGCAGTGCTCCAGAAGAGGCAACAGCCTGCCAGGTCCACGTGTCAGCGTTAAAGCCAAGCGTTGTAGACGCTGGCACCGTCACCCGCCAGCCCGTGCTTTGAGCAGTGCCAACAATCGTGGCGCCCTCGGTCGAAGTATTGGTTCTCGCGTACCAAGTCAGCGTGTAGGTGCTGCTCTGAATGCTGGTGCCAATTGAATCCGTAAACTCAGGCACGTCAAAAACAACCGTGTCCCCGGCGTAAATCAGTTCTGGAACAAGGATGGTCACCAGTTTGTTACGAATGATGAAGAGGCGCGGGCCTTACGCTGTCGTTGCGGCCGATACGGAGATTCTATCGGTATTGGCTCTGATTTTTTAGTCTTGACAGGCTCAGCGTCCAGCTTACGCGCAAACTGCTCAAAAATTGTGGTTCGGTTAAATCGCATGTACAAATAATTCAACGCCGCAAACGAATACACAAAACAATCCAGCGCCTCGTTGCGATCGCCTGCCTTCTTCTTCCATTCGCGAATGGCGAACCCCTTGACGTACCGCACCACCTGCCGTTCAGCCGTCAATTGCTTGAAATACTCCAGGCCAGCCTCGGCATGAAAATGGATGTAACCCGGCCCTGGCTCGTTGTGCTTCATCCGGCCAAACAGCGTGGTCTTGATCGTGTCGCTACCGACCGGAAACACCTCCGCTGAATTCTTGAGCACTTTTCCCTTGTAGTTAATATCCACCTTGGAAGGCTTCCCAATAGGCGGTTTGTTACGGACCGACTGCCCCTTCAAAGCAAATACACCATCACCGCGACGGCTGCGGGCGTAAGCGTAAACCTCTGAGGTGAAGTGACCTCCAGAGTCAATGCCAACAGCCGAAATGCGGGTAGACCCACCACCTTCCCTTGGATAGTCCCTTAGTACGAGGTCATCAACTTGCTCCCACAACTTGCCACTTGCTGGATCGCCGTAAACCTCCCCGTGGCTGATCAGCCAGCACTCTTCACCAGCGCCCCATGCATAAATGCCAACGGCCACGCGGTTGTCTTGCACGTCAACGCCAGCAGTGACGATCGACGCATCCCGCGGGATTTCACTGGCCGGGTAGAACTCGGCACGCTCAGCCAAGCCTTCAGCGCCAAGCTTTGCCCCGACTTCTTCCTCCCACGTCTCGCCAAGCACGGTGTTGACAAAAGTTTTGAGCAGCGGCGCATCATTCTTGCTGCGCAAAAACTCAATGACAATCTCCTCCCAGCTCTTCCAGCCAAGTGGGGAGTACAGCGAGGACAGGTGAAACCCAACGGTACGCGGGTCTTCACTCGTCGCAGTTGCCCGCCATTCACCCTTGCGTAACATCTCCGACTTGAAGTGCTCTGGGATGTGGGCGCCACAGCTTTCGCACACGTAAGCAGTGGTTTTTGGGTCGCCATCGCGCCACTGCAAATTTTTCCACTGCAACCACTGCTTGTGCTCACAATGTGGGCACGGCACAAAGAAGCGGCGCTGATCGCTAGCCAAATACTCAGTCTCAATCCGAGACATGTCTTTGACAGTTGGCGTTGAGGTCAGGATAATCTTTCGACGACTGAAAGTGGATGCACGACGTTCAGCCAATGCACAAGGGTCTCCCTCGCCTTCAACGTCGGATGGGAAAGCATCCACCTCATCCAGCAATACCCACCGGCAAGGAGCAGAGCGAAGACCAGTAGCGCTGTTTGCACCAGTAAGAAGCAGGATCCCCCCAGGGAACTCCTTGCTAAACATTGTGTTTCCACTATCCCGACTCCTGGCTGGCGCGATCTTATCCGCAAGGCATGGCGTCTCATGAATCAATGAGTCCAACCGCTGTTTACTGAGACGTTTGGCCATCTCGATTGTGGGTTGTACAAATAACGCCGGGCCAGGCGCGTGCGCAATCATGTATCCCACCACGTTGTTGATTGCCTCGGTCTTACCCAACTGCGCACCAGCCATGAACACCACCTTCTGCGTGGTGTTGTTAGCGGACATGCAGTCCATGATTTCGCGAAGGTAAGGCGTGCGATCAGTACGCCACGGCCCAGGCTCTGCTGATGCCTTGTTGGACAGCATCCTGTACAAGTCCGACCATTCGCTAACCGTCAGGTCGGGGTCAGGCTTCAAGCCATTAAGAAACGCCTGCTTGTAAATCTGGGCACCATCACGCATCGGTCAACCTCTCCAGTGCCTTGCGGATCTCTTCACTCAAATTCTTGTGGATAATCACCGGGTCGCTTTCGGCAGCCATTTGGTTTGAGACTCGATCTGGAATGGTGTTCAACGCATCACGGACGCTGCGGGCCACAGTAAACGCCTCGCGCTCCACGCGGCTGGCTTCCACCAACTGCTCCTCCTTTGTCTCAAGCTCAAGCCGTGCCAACTCGGCGCGAAAATGCTCAGACTTGGCCTTGCTTTCGTTAAAAGTCGGAATGTCCAGCGCAGAACTGGCTACCCGATCAGGTGAGATTGATGTGCTGGGATTGGCGTTCTTGTACGCCTCTACAGCCTTCTCTTCGTCCCACAGGATTCGGTTGCGTTGAACCGTGAAACATCCTGCAAAACGGCCTTCTGTCTTGAGCTGAGAGATGCGGCCAATGGTGATCCCAAGCGTTTGGGACAGCTTTTTAGTTGAAACAGGCTCCATCTGGGTAATTTAGCCTGCTTTTACGGCAAATAAGGCCAAATAGGTGTTTTCTGGCATATAATGGTCAGCTTTGGATTTTTGGTCTCAAATGCGTCTCAAATGCGTCTCAGGTTGAGACTCATGTGCGCCTGACGCTAGCGTTGTAAGGCGGTTTGAAATTACCCACACGCTTATTGCGAAAAAGGACCCGCAAATGAGACGCAATAGCGCCCCTTAAATGTTAACCAAACCTTAACCCAATCTTAACCTAATCTTAACCTACAGTTGCTATCATAAAGCATGAGAACAATTGTTCTCTCTATCTCGTTACTGGTTCACTATGTCACTCTATCAAATGTTCAAGGCTCAGCATGAAGAACTAGGACGCTCGATTGATGAATACAATTCAACAGTTGAGCGTATACTTAACCGCACCGATCGTTTACTTAAGCAATTGCAGACAATGAACGAGGAGGAGTTAAGTCTATTGCGCAAGCGGTAAGTAACAACAGCGGGGGCCAATCGGCCCCCTTTTTTTATGCAATAAAAAACCCCACCTAATGGCGGGGCGATGATATCGGCGAAGCGATTAGATGGCCAGGGTGATAACCCCATCCGGTAGGGCAATCGATTTAGCGAAGGGCAGGATAAAACCGGCCACGTTTGGATCGGCGCCCCGTGATCGCTTGCCCCTAAGAATTACAGCCACGCCATTAGGGTCAGCCCATCGATGATCGGTAGCATCCCCATCAATGGCCGGAAGTGTGACCGATCGGCCGCCGTAGTGCAGCGTTACGGTCGCGGGGATAGGCGCGCCCTTAGCAATGGCAATGGGCACAGCCAGGCGGAACCCGGCATCAATGGCGGCCATGGCATCCCGCGCGGCCGTGGCACGATCACCGGCAAGGGATGCAGTGACATCCCAGCCGGCCGCCCATTGCGCGCGCAATCCCAACGGCCCATCCGTTGGCGCTTTGCTGTATTCATACAGTTTCACGCTTCCATCCGCCACGGCCGGGGCGAGAATCTGGGCGATCGTTTGATTCTCACCGTTGGCAATCAGCAGGCCAAAGCGGCGCCGGATTGTGACCGCCTCGACCAGGGTGACCGATACGGCCAAGCGGTGCCATGGCTGATCGTCAGTCCCCCGTAGGCGACATGCCAAAGGCAGACCGTCAAGCTGGGCCCGTTGCCATTGGCGGGCAATCGCCCATAGGACGGCCCGGCCGTAGGTTTCCGGTTGGTCGATCATGGCTAAGGTTCGGCGCCCCCTACAGGCCGCGACATCGGCAGACAGGCCGCCATGGCCGGCCCATGTCAAACATGCATCAGAGCAACCGGCGGTTGCCCATGGGCAAGCGTTATGGCGGCGCGCCTTATCCGTCAGGCCGAGCGCCTCGCATCGGGCGGCCAAGGTTGGCAGATAGGCGCGCGGCGCAACGGTCGCCCCGTTGCCCGGATTGATTGCCGCAGCCAAGGCGCGGCCTGGCAGGGTGTGATGAATCACGGCGCGCGCGATCGCGGCACCCTTAGCAAGCTTCGGATTGGAATCCGTCAAGACGTCCGCCAACTCGAGACCGTGGCGCTTCAGATAGGCGGCGACATCGGATGGGAGGCGCAGGGCGCCATTAGCGCGTGAGGCGCCGGTCAGTGTGGATTGCATCGGATGGGATGGGATTAATTGAACGGGTCTAGGTCACAATCCGGCTCGTCTGCATCCGCCACGCCCTGCCAGTAGGCGAGGGCGGCGAGGTCATAAAGGGCCAGGGATTGGTCGTCGTCGTCGATCGGGTCAGACAAGCGGCCGTAGCCGTCTAGATAAAGGCGCGCCATCAGCGGCCGGAAGCCGTCAGGGCGCAGTCAGAAAAGGAGCGGCCGGCGGATTGGCAACGCTCCATAAAAAAGGCGGTCTCAGCCTGCAGGCCGGCCAACGCCCAAAAGGAGAGGGCGACGGCGGCCGCAACTGAAAACCACGTAACTCGGGATGAATGCATGGAATGGATGCGATGGGATAAAACGACCGGGGCGGCCGTTGGGAGAATCCTCTCAGTTATCCGGGAGGATCCTGGGACAAGTGTACCGCCTCGCGGATTGGCACAGCGTCAGGCGGCAATGGCCAGGGCGATCAGTTGCGCCTTAGGCAGCTTGCGCCGGCACCCGGTAAGGGCGCGCAACTGCGCGCAGGTAAGGGCGCCAAGGTCGGCAGCGATCACGGCGGCCGGATGCGACATAGGCGGCACCACGGCGGCCGAGGCGATCGGGGCGACGGCGGCGCTGTAACGGCGGCCGAGGGCGGCCGATGCATCGATCAGACCGCGGCGCGCCATTACGGCGGCCACGTAGGCGGCGACCGCCAGAACCTTCAAGCAATCAAAAACGACACCGGCCACGAGCCGCCAATCGATTAAGCGAAGAACGGCGGCCGTGAAATGGATGACCGGCCAGGCAATACGGCCAATGAAACGGCCGGCCGTATACGTGCCGCGGATGGCACGGGCCAAGGTATCCAGCGACCAGAGGATGGCGCCGGCCGTGATCAATTCACCGGCTGCGGCCCATAGGCGCGCGGCCATCAATAGGAAGTGTTCGGCGCCTTGTAGGGCGGTAAGAGTGTGAATCATTGGAATGGATGCGATGGGATGGGATTTCATTAGCTAACGGGGGCGCATACGGCCGCGCGCGTTAGCTGATCAAGTCTGCCAATCATCCGGCCGTGATTCTGCAGACTGTAATAAAACTTTATAAAGCGCCGTACTGGTAGCGCGTGGCCAGTTTGGCAATCCGGACCCGTTGCTATGGGCACATAGGGGGCGGCGATGGTGGGCGGGCCGATCAATGGCAGGTGCTGCAGATTGCAGCATTGCGGCCGTTGTGCTGCAGATAGCGGCATAGCGCACCTATGTGCTGCGCAGTGCTGCAGATAGGCGCGGCATGCGGCGCAGTGCTGCAGTGTGCTGCAGTAGTACAAATGTACTATAGTACAACAATACTATTTAAATGTATTACAGCAAAAACACAACTTTTACAAAACGCCCTTAAACCGACCTTGCCGTGTATGCAAGCACACGCATGTGTGAAAACGCCCTAAACCGACCCCCCGCAAGTCCCTCGGCATTTTTTGCCCCCCTTAAACCGACCCCTTGCAAGACCCTAAACCGACCAGCCGCAAGACCCTTAGAAATTTCTTGACGCCAAAGCCATTGCCAATGCCTTGCCAAATTCTTGATTCCAATTCTGACCAGCCGCATCACTACCAATCCGGTGGAACGGAAACTTAGGTGCAAACGTCGGCACCTTACGAAAGTAAAACAATGCACCTTCACGATCAGCAATGCCACGCCGGTCATAGATACCTGGATACAGCCGCCCCTTCTGTTCCCCCTCCTTCACGGCAAAAATATCTCCACCCTTACGTTTGACCGTTGCTTGCTTGGTGTAGGCGAAAGCCGATGAGTCACGAAATGCTTTCAGCTTGTAAAGAATCTCGGTGTACATTCCTGGACTAACGTTGCCATACATGTTGGTGCGCAATAAATCAGATTGCGTCGGAACAGCAAAACGATTTGGCGCAATAATGCCGCTATAGCGCAACGACTTTTGAAACCGTGTTGCGTAAGCCGGGCCACCTTGGATCTGCGGCGCCAAGTACTTGCTGGCTGGGTTGCCTTTTGGCGCAAAATCACGCACGCCAATCTCAGCTTCAAGGTTCAGCTTGTTGCTGGCTTTCATGTACATACTGTTCAGTGTGAACGGCACCGGATTGCGGAAGCGGTGCGGCCCACGGGACATCTGATCGCGAATTGTGTCTTTGGCCAAAGCCGCCACCCGGTTGACCGCCACAGAGGCCGCAAAGGGCACCTCAAGGAACTGCAAGCGGTCGATCTTGCCCAGCATGTGGTCGAGGTTGAATTCAACGCTTTCGACGGCCATGGACTGGTGCTGTAGCAGATATTTCTTAGGCTAAGGCAGACACCATTACGACTCTTGGAGCCGTGAGCAAGCGCGAGTGGAATACGCCGGTGCGGGAGCCGTGGAACCCGATGATCAAGGAATGCCTAAATGCCGTGGACCGTCACGTGGCCTTGTACCTCGCCAGCGGCGACCAGAAGCACCTTAGCCAAGCGGCAACGCTTCGGGGGTACGTGCGTGAGCTGAAGGACTGGATCGGCCAGGAAGAAGCCGTCTAGGCATGGGTGAGCGTGGCCGGGATTTCCGGCTACGGGGGTGCAACAGGTGTAACGGTGGTGTAACGGTAGGCGTTACACCTGAAACCCGTTGGCAGCAAAGGGATTTTTGGGATTTGTTGCGTTGTAACGTCTATTTCTAAATAGAGATATATATATATAGGGGGTTGTGAGAGAGGGTGTGTGAGAGAGGGTGTGTGTGTGTGAGAGAGAGGCTATGTTTTGGGAAAAACCGTTACAACGTTACAGATCGCTAAGATCGGTTGCAGCGCAGTGGTTTTCAGCTGTAACGCCCCCCGTTACAAGCCGTCAATTTGTAACGCCACAGCCCTGGAAACGGCCCCAGCACCGTTGAAACGCACCGTTCCGGCCTTGGTGGCACCTTGTAACCGACTTAGGACAGTGGCCCAGCTATGGGACCAAGCGGTGTCCTTGAGGATGGTGGCGAGGGCCTCGGCGGTGTTACTGACCAGCAGTTGTTTTTGCTCGATCATGACCTTGAGGCCATGGCGACCAAGCACCTCGACGGATTGGCGGACGGTAACATCACGATCCATCCGATGTTGAACAGCAATTTCGACTAGCTCGCCAAGGGTGCGGGTGTAGGTCTTCTCATCGGTCTCAACGCGGACTTGATGCTGGAGGATGCGATGAATGCAACGCAGCTCGTCGGGCACCTCGGTTGCTTGGCTGTAGGGCTCCCAGTTGTTTTGATCGATGAGGTCACGGGCTTGCTGATCGGTTGGTGGCTCAGATGACATGAGGGACCATGCACCGGCGAGGAGGGTGCCGTACTGATCACCGAGGCGTTGAGAGTCAAAACGTTCAGCGGCAACGCGGGAGAAAACGCGAACGGATTTACGAATGATGGGGATGAGCGCCACGGTACGGGCAATAAGGCGAAGAGGGGTGTCTGAGGTGATGTACCGATCAAGATCGCCGTCTAGGGCCTCCCAGTGGGCAATGCGATCGGCTTTGGGTAGGTCGGTGGGTGATCGCAGGGTGAGCTGTGCAAAACGGGATCGATCGGCACCTTGCTTGAGGGCAGTGGCGATGGAACTCATAAGGAACATGGATCGGATGTTGAAGCGGGTGACATCACCGCCGGGGCTGCCTTTAAGCAGGGTGGCGTGAGACTCACTGGACGCAACACGAGCAAGGGAGAGGATATTTTGCATCCGGATCTGATCTGACTTTTCGTTGCTCTCTGCCTCGTCAAAGACGACGGGTAGGGCATCGGATCGAAGTGTTTGGCGCAGACCTGCTTCGGTGGTGTTGCCGGCCACAATCAGACCCATGTCGGCTAGGAGTGGGGCGACGTAGCGATCGAGGATGGCGGACTTGCCGGAACCTGCTGCTGCGGTGAGCCAGACGTGCGGACGCCATTGAAGAGAACCGCAAATAGGTGCGAGTGTTACCCACCCGGCAAGTAAGAGGCCAGATGCAGGGACATCCCAATGGAAGCGCTCAGCAAGTTCGCAGATTTGAAGGGCTTCGATGTCGGTAAGTGGTTTTGCAGTGCCTGGCCCCTTAAGGGGGGACATGCGTTGGTAGAGATAGCGGCTATCAAATGGTTTGACGGTTGAATACGTTTTGTTTTCGACAATGATGCGATCGCCTAAGTGCAGGACTGGGCGAGAGGTGTCCCACCATGCACCACGACCACGGATGATGTCGGGGTTGTAGACGCCAAGATCAGCGCAGATAGCGAAGAGGGTTGACGCGGCAAGAGTCCAGTCCACACCACCGCGCTCTGTGCCAGAAAGTTGCTTCCAGTATTTGAGTGGGGCAAGGGCGACAAGGTTGGTTGATGTGTGCGCCGATCTGGATAAACGCATCACCTGCCCGGTGCTGTGGGGCTGGTAGTAATAGGCGTCACCATCAAAACCAAGTGGAGTGAAGTACAAGCCTTGATCAAGGTCGGGGATGTCAGGCTCGTCATCGGGTTCTGGCTCTGGCTCTGGCTCTGGCAGTTCGGGTTGCTCAGGTTCGGCGTGAAGTTGCAGCGGTTGGGAGATGTTGGCCTTGATGAAGGCCGCGGCCTCTTCTGCTGACCAGTTGGCATCGGCCAGATCCCAACCTTCGGTGACATTTGGAGGAGGAGTGACCATTTGAACGCGATCCACAGGCAGCCGCAGGAGACGCTGCGCAAGTTGTTCCATGGCTTGTTGGCCAACGGTGTCAGCATCGGGCCAAAGGATGACGCGAAGACCTTGTAGGGGAGACCAATCGGCTTTGTCGATGGCCTTACAACCTGATGGCCATGTGGTTGCGACGGCTTTGGGGTAAAGCTTGGCTGCTGCATCGGCGGTCTTTTCGCCTTCAACTACCAATACGGTGCCGGTGTGGGTGCGTAGTTGGTCAAGGTTTAGCAATGGCCGTGGGGCTGGCGGCGCCTTCCATTCCCAACGGCTACCAGACCACCAAAGAGGGCGGATCTTTTTGCCAGGAAAGCGGCAAACGATAAAGGTGAAGCTGTATTGCCAGAAGGCTTCTGCTCCACGGGTTGGTGGCTTGTCAATCGACTGCTTTGACTTGCCTGACAGGGGCCGCTTGGCAATGCCTAAGTGCTGCTCAATGCGCTCGGCGGCTTCTTTGAATGACCAGCCAGTACGACGGATGAGAAGGTCAATGCCGTTCCCGGCACCACCTGATTGCTTTGGGCCACCGCATTGATTGCAAAACCAAGAACCGGAACCGTTTTGATCGTCGAAGCGGTAACGGTCTTCACCACCACAGAGGGGACAGGGTTGGTGTTTGTTGGTCAGCTGGTCATTAGTGATACCAGCAAGAGCACCAAGGATTGACGGCCAATGACCTTGGGCTGCGTCTGTAATTTTGCTCATGAGTGAAAGTCAATAATGAATTGATCTACAACACGTTTTGATTCTTGTTTTTCCTTTTTATTTTGTGCAGCAATGCGGGCAAGGCGATCAGGCCATTCCCGCTCGGCTTTATTTAAAAGCGGTTCTAATAATGACGGGTCAAGGTTGTTAATGCGAGCAAGTTCAACATCGTCATTTTCACCGGTAAAACAGTGATAGAGCACGTATGGAGGAAAGTTTTGAATCATTTCCGCGTGATAGCGTCGGCGAAATCTGTCAGGTCCAAGAAGGTAAAGGCTGAGTCCGCATTGCAGTTGACGGCAGGCTTTGGCTGTTTCTTTACTAGCTCGTTTGCGGCACTTTTTGCAATAATCACTCATGGTTTGATTGTTTGAACGGTGAACCCGAGCATTTCAAGCTCGGCGTGGCGGTATGCCTGGATTTGGGAGACGCGACCATCTGCGGCTTTGACCTCGACCAGCTTGAGCTGATCAGGTTTGAGAAGCATGAGATCCGGCCAGCCGGGTTTGTTGCATTGGATAACTTTCAAGACGTACCAGCCATCAGCTTCGTACTGCTTGATCAGCTTCTTTTGAAAGGATGCCTCGGTCTGCCGCATAATGCGCAGTGGTGTAATTCTGCTTGGTGCGGACTTGAGCGTAGACGCGGGGCTCGATGCCGCGTGCGGCAAAGATGAAATGGACACGGTTGGCGCGATCCCTGCCAAGGTAGCTGGCCCGGTCCCTGCCTTGGAGGTAGGAAAGGGCAGAGTAGTCGATGCCAATGAAGATCAGGTCGTCGGCGGTGGATAGGTTGACGCCTTCGCGGGATGCCTGGACTTGGCCGATGTAAGTGGCTGTTGGGTCAGCGTTGAAGGTTTCGGGACTGTCGGTGCAGGTGTTGGCAAAGACCTTGCGGAGCATGTCGCCTTCTGCGTTGAAGCAGTAGAGGATGGCCAGCTTGCGACCGGCGAAGTGGTTGCGGATGTAATGGGCCTTGGAACGGTCGAAGATTACGGCGCCATGGGCCTCGGTGATGACGGTGCCGGAGTAGATTTGCCGGAGCTTTGACATGGCCTTGGCTCCAGTGTCGGCCAAAACGCTTCGGCAATCAGGTCGACCAATGACGCCGTCTTTCATGATGCGCCGAGCAAGACGATAGGTGCGGGGCTTCATGGTGACCTGATGCACCTGCTCCTCGATCTGGGTTGTGAAGCCTGCCTGCTGCTGGGTGATTGTGACGGTTAGCGGCTGTATGTCGGCAAAGATCCGAGCCTCGTCGGCTTTGCTGTAGTCGTTGACCTGCTGGCCGGTGCCGACGTACTTGGTGCCGATTGAGACGTACCCGGCTTTTGCCCAGTCGTAGAAATTTCGGTAGCCAGACCAGCGTGTTGGCCCTAGGGCAAATTGGTGGTAGAGCTGGCTGTAAGACTCCGGGGATGGCGTGCCGGACATCAGCAGGAGGTATTTGAAATGAATGGATTGAAGGTCATGCCAGCGTTTGGAGGGTTTGGGATAAGCACCGACACTGTGCGCCTCGTCGATGATGAGGAGGTCGTAGTGTCGGCCAGCGCGTTTTGGCACCTGCTCGTAGTTGGTCACCTCGACTTTGGCGGTAAGACCAAGGGCGTCACGGTCTGCCTCAATTGAGGCAATGGCCTTTTTTTTGGTGACGATCAGGCAATTGAGCACGCCAAGACGACGAGCGGTTTCCAGTGCTGTAAAGGTTTTGCCGGTACGCACCTCCCCACGCAAGTAGGCGATGCGATGCTGGCTAAGGATGGCGACGAGATCGCAGGCCGCCTCCTGTTGATAAAGACGAAGTTGCATGGGGTTGTAATGGGTGCGCTGATGGTATAGGATCCACGAGCCAACCGCAACCCGCTATGGACAACGCGGCCTATCACGCCCACGCAGCCGTCAGCAAAAGCCACCTTGACTTGGTGGCCAAGAGTCCGCTGCATTACTGGGCACGCTACTTGGATCCCAACCGTGTGCCGCAGGAGCCTACTGCCGCCATGGTTATCGGGTCCGCCGTGCATACGCACGTCTTAGAACTGGACCAGTGGGACGCTCAATACGTTGTGGCACCCGCCGGAATTGATCGGCGCACCAAGGTTGGCAAGGCTGAATGGGACGTGTTCCAAACGGCTATTGGCACTCGGACGGTGATCAGCCGCGAGGACGCCGACCTTGTGATGAAGATTGGGCGATCAGTGCTCAGCCACCCTGCTGCGGCTTATCTGCTTGGCTTACCAGGTAAGGCAGAGACCACGCACATGTGGATTGACGAGATCAACGGTCTGCAATGCAAGTGCCGCCCGGATTGGCTGCTCGATGACGGCAGCATAATCGTGGATCTCAAAACCACCGAGGACGCCAGCGCAAAGGAGTTCCAGCGGTCGATCGCAAAATGGCGTTACCACGTTCAGGCTGCGTGGTATTTGGATGGCATTGAGAAGGCAACGGGCAAACGCCCAGAACAATTCATTTTTATTGCCGTTGAAAAGAAGCCACCGTATGCCTGCGCGGTGTACGTTGCAGATCCGCAAATGGTTGAGATCGGCGGCCAGGCTGCTCGGGCGGATCTGGACAAGCTTGGCCTTTGCAAGGCTGCTGATTTTTGGCCTGGCTACAGCTACGAGGTAGAGGTCATCAACCTGCCACCGTGGATGCGACCCAAGGCTGATGGGACTATGCCTACACCAACTGAAATTGAAACTTACTAATGGAAAACACAGCAATTACAACGACCAACAACTCAGTCTTCTCAGGCATCCAAGCCTTTGAAGACGCCCAGCGCATTGCTAAGGCATTGGCCAGCTCAACACTGATCCCGCCGCAGTTTCAAGGCCAGCAGGGTTTTGCCAACTGTTTGGTGGCGCTTGAAATTGCAAACCGGATGGGCATATCGCCTTTTTTGTGCATGCAGCATTTGCACATTATTCATGGCCGTCCGAGCTGGAGCAGCGCTTTTATCATCGCCATGGTTAATGGCTGTGGCCGGTTCACACCACTTCGGTTTGAGATCAGCGGCGAAGGTGACAGCCTTGCTTGTTATGCCGTTGCCACGGACATCAAAACGGATCAAGAACTGAAGGGGCCGACCATCACGATGGCGATGGCCAAGAAGGAAGGATGGGCCACCAAGGCTGGCAGCAAATGGCTGACCATGGCCGATGTAATGATCAGGTACAGGGCCGCGGCCTTCTGGGGGCGTCTCTTTGCCGGTGACCTGCTGGTGGGCATCCAGACCCAGGAAGAGGTGATTGACGTGCAAACCGTCAAGGTTTCTGCAAACGTTGACGATCTCAACGCCAAGGTAAAGTCTGCACCAGTTATTGAAACCGAGCCTGATGACCTCTTCTGAATTTCTGACTGATCTGCAACTTGCTGAGCGGTGGCATCTCCACCGCCAGACATTGATTAGGTGGCGGTCCAGCAACACTGGGCCTGCCTTTCTCAAGATCAACGGTCGCGTGCTCTATCCCTTGGCCGAGGTAGAGCAATACGAAAAGGCCAACACCATCACACCTGATAACCAATGACTTTCAAAGCCAACGGCGCACTGTTCAAGAACACACCTGAGAAGCTTCAAGAGCGCTTTAAGGATCGCTACGACCCCAGCCGCAACTACCCGGCATTTGATGGCGTGTTCAGCATCAAAGAAGATGACCGGATGGCATTTGCCAGCTATGTCATGAATGCCAACCCAAATGATCGCGGTGAAATTCCCATCAAAATCAGTGGCTGGACTAAGCAGGCTGCTAGCGGCCAGAACTACCTAAGCCTTGCTTTTGAACCTGACTACAAAACCATGAAGGCGATCGAGGAGAAGATGGCAGCGTCTGGTGCGGCTGACAGCTTGGCCAAAGCCACTGGTGGCACTGTGGTTGACTTCAGCGAGGCTGATCTGTTCTAGGATGCAACCAGCAGGCGATCTCACCGGTCGCCTGCCAACACCACGCTAATTTTATGAACACTTATTACTTTTACATTCCAAAGGCATCTGTTCTTGAATTTATTCAGGCTCCCAGTTTGCTTGAGGCAAAGGAAGCTGCAGCCGAAGAGTGGCTACCATTCCTTAGTCAAATGGAGTGGCTCCCAACCGATGACTAAGGTTCCGCCAGAGGCTGTACGCGACATCCTTTTGTCGCCTGACAGTCACAAGGCCATGGCCCAGCGGTATGGCATCTCACGCCAAACTGTTGAGCAAATACGTTTTGGTGTAGGCCACAAAAAGTTATTTCCCGAAATTCCTCGGCGAAATTCTTTTGGCAAACATTCCTGTGAATGTTGTGCTTTGTGGCTGAAGGGTAAATGTTCCCTTGACTTTCCTGAATCAGCGCAAAATCTTTATTTTGCTGGCGAATGCAACATCTTTACTAAAATTCCAAATGATTGAACCTCTTCAGCGTTTACAAGCACTTGTGAGCGATTCTGGCCTGTTCAAGGCTGGCCGCGAACATGAGCGCGAACACGTCAAAGCTTTGATTCTTGTTCGTATGGATCAGTTGCATGAAAATTCGATAGCCTGGCAGGAATGCCGCAACTTGCTTGACATCATCAAATGAAACCACACGAGCTTGATCTGAACCGCGCCCGCTTCATTGATGCGTTGTATACGGCCAGTGGCCGTACAAACGGCACCTACACCAACCTGTGGCAGGAGTTTTGCGCTGACCTTGGCGCCAACCTGCGCGACACGGATGGGCGTATGATCCTGGATGATTGCATCAAGGCAATCGGTGGCACCGAAAGCCATCTTGCCGAAAAGCACGCCATGGCCTGCATGGAAGCAATTCGAATTCACTTAATGAAAGGATGGGAATGACCGCACCAATTTTTTTCAAGTCTTACCTTCTTGGCCGCAACGTCCAGCTAGACGACATCAAGCAATTATCCGACCAAGATTTGCGTACGTTGAACGTTGAGACGTTGGCCTCGCTTGACGAGTCACGCTTTGAGTACAGCCAAATTGAAAACAGGCATTCTGCTGATGCTGGCCCGACATTTGCCCGCATGAAAATTGCTGGCTATTTCCAGGCTGCGATCAAGATTGAACTGGCTAGCGATGACTGATCTGGTCAACCATCCGTCGCATTACAACGACGGATCCATCGAATGCATCGACGCCATTGCTGCGCAACTGACGCCAGAAGAGTACAGAGGCTACCTGAAAGGGAACATTGCCAAGTACGTTTGGCGTGAGCGGCATAAAGGCGGGCCAGAATCACTGATGAAGGCACGCTGGTATTTGGATCGTCTTATTACTACCATTGAATCATGAAAGCACCATTCCTTACAGCGCTTGAAAACTGGGCCTTGCGGTTCCTGATTAGCAGTCCGCGGGTTGGCTTGGTGATTGTAAAAAATCACACTGGCAATGGCATTTACGTTGTTTCTGACATGTCTGACCCAACACTGCCAGCTCAATTCCAGCAAGAGGAAGAGCCAGAACCGCTGTCAATGCAATTGGAACGGATGTATCACGAGCCGGCCTACGGCGAATTGGAATGATCAGCCTGTACAACGGTCGGATCATTGTTGAACGGCGCACGCTGTCCGAAAACTGGCGTGCCAAGTTTCGGCTACCGCACCGAGATGAAATAATTATTGACCTCTGTACGCCTGATGTGCGGGAGGCTTACATCCGCGCTCAATACCATTACGTTGCACTTTTACACAATGAACCATTTGAAAAAATTGAAGAAACCTTAAATAAAAAAGCCAAGTGCTGGTCTTGCATCCATTGGTTACCAAGGGGCGATGCCTGTAGCTTTGGGTTCCCCGAGGCACGGCAGAATAAGGGGCGGTTTGCGGCTCGATGCGAGCTTTACGACGATGGAAAG